GTATGTTAAAAATAGCGGAACGGTAGATGCAAATATTCAAGTCATGGGTTTTGAGGAGGCTTAATAATGGGCAGAGTTCTCAAAACAACAAGTGGTGGTGGTTCAAGTGGGATTTCAGCTTCACAAGTAAACACTCTTATCCAAGCACAAAACGAATATGAATTTATTACAAAAGTTCAAAGCACTGGTAATGTAAGTGAATATTTAGTTACAGCTGGAATAGATCATACAAAATATTCACGACATAAATATCTTATAACTCATTGCGAGACTTATTCTAACAACTATTTTAGTTGGCATTTGTTACAAGCTGATGGAACGACTAGATGGAGTCGGGGTGGTGCTTGGCGTAGCAATTTCAATACTAATAATTCACAACAACAAAGCAGTATAACAAGCAGCTCATATTTATATTTTGATGGTCAAGCTAGAAGTTCGGGTTTTAATTTAATAGGTGAAATTGAAATTATAGATGACAAAAATAGGAATGACGGAACAGGTGATTACTACATAACTGCTTACACTCGCACAAGCATGGGGAAAGAGGGCGGCTATTGGAATATGTACACTGATGGCAATGCTTATTTTCGTAATCCTAATCAGGATACACATGGCGGCATATCTATAAGAGACACAGTTAAAAATATAACAGTCTTAATTTTTGGAATGAGGAGAAGATAATGCCACATTACATAGGAATTAATAACAGTCTTGTTGAAATTTCTGATGAAGAATATGCAGAACGACAAGCAGAAAGTCTTGCTGCTAAAACAGCAATGCTTAATGAACAAAATAGAATTATTCGCAATGAGTTACTTGCTGCCTCTGATTGGACACAGTTCAACGACAGCCCACTAACAGATGAAGCAAAGACTTCTTGGGCAACATATCGTACAGCATTACGTGATCTTCCAACCAATGAGAACTGGCCTTCTCTTGAAGATGATGATTGGCCTAGTGCGCCCGAGTAGATGGACCCGGTCCTCTGTGTCGCGCTCGCCACAGGCGCTTACAAAACACTCCGCGCTGCCATCTCCACCGGGAAGGATTTACAGGAAATGTCCGGAACTTTGTCACAATGGGGCAAAGCTTTTAGTGATTTTTCTAATCTTGAAGAGCGTGAAAAAAACCCACCATTTTGGAAGAAAACATTTAAAGGCTCAGACGAAGAAACAGCTTTAGAAATTTTTGCTCAAAAGAAAAAAATGGAACAAATGAGAGCCGAAATAAAAGATCATATTTCTTGGAACTATGGGCCAAGTGCTTGGAAAGAAGTATTGCAAATAGAGGCAGATATGCGTCGAAGAAGAAAACAAGAGGCATATAGAAAGCAAGAACAGATAGATGCACTTATTAACTTTGCTATTGGGTTTGTTATTTTTATCGTCAGTGGTGGTATTCTGTTCTTACTTTTTTATTTTCTTGGTCAATGGCAAGGTAGATGGTAATGAAAGTAGTATTACATATTTTATTTTTAATGTTTGTAGCAGGATCTCCATTTTTATTTATGGCTGTTGCGATTAGTTAGATGTGGGTTTTACTTTGGTTACAAGTAATTTCTGGCAACTTTGATCACTATCATGTGGGCAGTTATTCAAGTGAAGAAGCATGTAAGTTAGCGCAGAAAGAAGCAAAAGTATTAGTAACGAATCAAAATTCTAAAGTAGTCTGTATTAAAATTGAACGGTAATATATTATGGTAAAAATAACAGCTAATTATTTAGATGAATTAAAGATCTTACCGCGCCTGGCATTTCTGTGTCAGATTGTTTTGACCTGGAAGGTGTGTCTGTGGTACATGAGTTTAGGAATTACTGCGACTACGCAGCAAACAACTTTCGTTAGCATAGTCGTTTCTAGTCTGTCAGCATCCTTTGCGCTGTGGCTAGGCAAAGAAGCGAAGACAGACAGAGGGGGAGAACGATGATACAATCGATAATAGGTCCACTAACCGAACTAGCCGGAGGATGGTTGAATGCCAAAACGCAAGCCCAACAAGCAAACGCGAAACTCAAGCTTACCGAAGCCGAAGCCAAAGCCAAGATCCTCGTCTCCAAAGAAACCTCAATTGCCGATTGGGAAAAGATTATGGCGCAAGGTACTCGCTCTTCTTGGAAGGACGAGTGGCTAACAATTTTGTTTTCAATTCCACTAATACTTGCATTTTGCGGAGAGTGGGGGCGCGGGGTGGTAGCTGAAGGATTTACAGCTTTGGAACAGATGCCAAGCTACTACCAGTATACTTTAGGTGTCATTGTAAGTGCAAGCTTTGCAGTGCGTTCAGCAACTAAGTTTTTCGGGAGAAAGTAAATGGAAATGTGGCAATGGATAATGTTGTTCTCAGCGGTAAGTTTAAATACCCTGGTTAATTGTTTGCGTTTATACCTGGAGGCGAAGAGATGAAAGAAAACTATGATATCTTTTTTGACAAGCTGCTAAAAGTAGAGGGCGGATTTACGGATGATGTACATGATCCAGGCAATGCGCGTGGCGATGGGCATGGCAACAAGGGATCAACTAACCTGGGCGTCACGGCTAAGGTTTGGGCTGAGTATACAGGCAAGCCAGCTCCGATCGAGGTTATGAAAAAATTAAAAAAAGATGATGTTAAAGAAATGTATCGAGAGTTGTACTGGCGGAAAGTAGGCGCCGATGAATTACCAAATGGCGTTGATATATCGGTCGCAGATTTTGCTGTTAATTCTGGACCAGGGACCGCTGTTAAGAAACTCCAACGTGTGATTGGCGCATCTCAGGATGGTTCGGTAGGACCACAGACCATACGTATGGCCCACGATATGAAAGCGTCAGACGTTCTTGGTGGCCTGGCTACACAACGAGAAGCGTATTTACGTAGTTTAAAGAACTTTGAACGCTATGGTAGAGGTTGGTTAAATCGCAACCAGGACGTTCTTAAAAAAGCAATGGAAGTAGCTTATGAAACGTAAATTTAAACCGGTTCCCAAAGATAAGAAGTCGGGTATTCCTAAGAAATATGTGAAGGGTTCCAAAGATCCAGACGCAACGCGGAGGGAAATTCTACGCACCAGGGCGCTATATAAAATGGGTAAGCTTACTCCCGAAATGATGGATCGTATCAGCAAGCAAAGGAGTAAAAGATAATGGCAGCACCTGAGAAATATAAAAAGATGTTTGGCGCAGCTAGAGCCGAAAAAATATATAAGCGTGGCCTGGGCGCTTATTACTCGAGCGGATCACGTCCGAAAATGTCAGCTCATCAATGGGCTGTTGCCAGGTTAAAAGCTCACGCAAAAGGAAAAGCCACAGTCAAAAAGGCTGATGGTGATTTATTTAGGAGGAGTTAAATGCCGTTTAAAAAATACTCTCCCAAGCAAAAGAAATTAGCAGCGGTTGCCGGAGATCCTAAAAAGATCGAGGCAGTTGATTTAAAAACTATTGCAAAGAAACGTATGAAGAAAAGGAAAACATAATGCCATACGGAAAAGGTACTTACGGATCGAAGGTCGGGCGCCCATCAAAGGAAGCTAAAAAAGATCCAAAATTAAAAAAGGCAGCCATGAAAAAAATGATGGCTGCCAAAAAGAAGTAATTAGTTATGGTCGAGGCATAGGCTTCACGATTTGATTAGAAGCCACCTGAGTGCCTTTACAATAAATATGAACTTTATCCTGGTAGGGAATCATTATGGCGTACATAGCTGCCTTAGAATGGCTGCAAGCGTCATATGATGGGAATAATATATTGTGAGTTAGCTGTTCGCCCTGGACAAAGTAACTTAGCACCATGAATGTAAAGTATTTAAGCATTGTTAAGTTCCTTTTCTCTACCATCAACAAATTTAATTTTATGTTTTTTAGCCATGTAATCGACCGTGTTAAAATGAACACCGAGTAACCTGGCTGTTTTGGTTTTACTAAATCCGGCCTCAGCTAGATCGATATAGTTTTTTGCTACGTGTCCCCGCCGACCGTCTGATCCTGATAGTTTTACAGGCCAATTGAGATTATATTTTTTGACCATATTAGTGATCGATGAGGTATTTTTTCCCAACAACTGCGCCGCCTGGCAACGAGAGTACCCGGCATCCGCAAGCCTTTGCATATACTGAGCAATCTCTTTGTCGTGTCGAGCTTTTATTTGGTGATATTCCTGGATCATTTTTTTGACACCCTTTTGTTCGCTTTAAATTTTTGATCAACCAGGGCCATGTTTTCTTCACCAAGCTGGTCAATCAAATTGAAGTTTGCTTTCCAAAGCTGTTCCATTATCTTTTGTGATTTGTTTTGCAGTTGATACTTTTTAAACAACGCTATAAGCTTTTCGCTATAGTCCTCCGGTGTATGGAGTGCATCCCCGCAAGGTTCGCCGTTGTGCCAGTAAGGTTGCCATACCGGTATTTCTCCAGGTAATTCCTGTTCCGGTTCCTCCGGTTCTATTGGATGCACACTAACATCTATTTCTTTTTTAGGCTCCTCTTTCTTTTTTTCTGCAAGTTCCTTGTCTTTTTCTTCTTTGATTGCATCCCAGCTT